AGTACTACAAAGTATTTGGGACATGACTACTGATAGCGATCATTTACAAGATAAGATTGACAAGTTTGTTCAAGCAAGTTTATCTATTGCTGAAGAGGCCCCTACTAGAACAGAAGGCGGCTCTGGTGCATTAGAAGGTACTAAAGTATTAGCAGTACAATCATTAGGTATCATTACAGGACCATATGGTACTGCTGATAACACTTATGCTACTGCCGATCAAGATCCCACACTACCCGGCTTTACTGGTACTATTACTCCTGATATGGACTATCGTGCAGACTGTGATCCAGGTTTTCAGTTTATTGCACGTAGTAGCCCGCGCAGTTTTGGTTATACAACTGGTTACTTGTCAGGTGATGGTCAAGCACCAAACGGTGAACCAACTGGTGCTGGTATTAGTTTCCCACAAAATCCACAAGTCGGAGACTACTTCTTACGTATCGATTATATGCCTCAACTATTATATCGTTGGGACGGTATTCTTTGGGTAAGAATTAGTGAGAATGTTAGAACAACTACTGGATTCAGTGAGACTGATGATTCACAATTGTCTGGATTTATTAATAACCAAGGCGAAATTTATCTAAATAATACACAAGAGGTGGTACCACAACGTCAACCGCTGTCGTCATTACTTCAGCCTGCACTAACACCACTACCACCGGAAGCATAATATAAATGGCACAGTTTTTTTACGATAATCAGATTAGAAGGTTCTTGGTGCAATTTGCTAAAATTTTTAGCAACTGGTATGTAACTAAAGGCAAAGACCCTAATGGAAACGATATCTTAATTCGTGTGCCAATTATGTATGGTGATAGTAGCAGGCAAGCAAGTACTATTATTGCTAATAACAGTGCAAGTAATTTGCCATCTGCACCCCTAATTACCTACTATATTAGCGGATTAGAATACGATCAACGTAGAACACAAGACCCTACCTTCATTGATAAGGTTAACATAAGACAACGTGCATATGACAGTGAAACTCAAACATATGAACAAACACAGGGACAAGCATTTACTATTGAACGATTGATGCCTGTTCCTTATACTCTTCGTATGACGGTAGATTTTTGGACTACAAACTATAATCAGAAGTTAGAAATTATTGAACAGTTAGGCACATTGTTCAATCCTGCATTAGAAATTCAAAGCACTGATAACTTTGTTGACTGGACTTCATTGAGTGCAGTATTTCAAGATGGATTGACATTCTCTAGCAGAAGTATTCCACAGGGTACCGGCAATCCTATTGATGTATTGACATGGAAGTTTTACATGCCTATCTGGATTACTACATCAAGTAAACTTAAGAAGTTGGGCGTTATTCAAAAGATTATTGCAAGTATCTATAAAGGTACCGCATATCAAGACGTACAAGATGATGATTTACTATTAGGTACTCGTCAAAAGATTACACCATATGGATATAAGTTATTATTAGTTGGTAACAGACTTCAATTACTACCTGCTAATGAAGCATTCTATCCACCTAATACTAATTTAAACAATCCCGATAGTCCTAATACTTCGTTGTATTGGACAAGTTTGTTAAACGTGTATGGTAAAGTAAAGCCGGGTATCAGTCAAATTTGGTTACAGAATCCATATATGGAAGATGACATTGTAGGTACAATTGTTCCTGATCCATTAGATGATAGATTCTTAATTTATAGCATTGATCCTGATACATTGCCTCAAAATACATTAGCGCCCGTTAATAGTGTTATCAATCCACAATTACAGGGACCGAATGCAGGTTTGCCAGGTCCTACTCCGGGTGTAAGATATCTCATAGTAGAAGATATTGGTTCAGACGGAACTAGTACAGTTGCTTGGGGAAGTTTAATTGCAAACGCAAACGATATTGTAGAATATGATGCAACTGAGGCTGAATGGTTTGTTGCATTCGACAGTCAAAATGCAACTGAGGTTGAGTTCGTAACTAATCTAACTACTACTATCCAGTATCGATATGTTGATGCTGATGGTATGTGGATGAAATCATACGAAGGATGGTATGATCAGGGCGATTATAGCGTTGTAATTTGATATGACCAACGCGGCCGGTGTATTCTTCTATAGTTCTTCAACTAATAGATATCTATACTTACTAAGATCAGATAAGAACAACACCACTTGGAGTATCCCAGGAGGTAAAGTTGAGAAGGGTGAAACTTTACTTGAAGGTGTTGAAAGAGAATGTGTTGAAGAAATGGGTTTCTTTGACCCTGAGATGAAATTGATACCTATTCAGAAGTTTACAAATGGTAACTTTGTGTATAACACGTTCTTCTGTCAAGTAAAAGAAGAATTCATTCCAGTATTAAATGATGAGCATTTGGGATATGCTTGGGTTGAGCATGGACTATATCCTAAACCATTGCACCCAGGATTGTTTTCTACTGTGAATATTGATATTGTTATTGAGAAATTAGAAGCACTGATAAAATAATAGGGGCCGTAGCCCCTATTATTAAATTCCTAATAGTTTACTTAATGCGGGCCACCCAAGTGCCCCGGCTAAGATTCCAGCCCCCATGAGCATCCAGCGCCATTTTTCTAGCGCATTAACTTTTTTGTTAACTTCACCATGCTGTCTTGTATTTTCCGTTTGGAAATCTCTAATCATAGCATGAGTTGTTTCCATATGAGTATCGATGTGGTCACGAAGTTCCTTCAGGCCAGTTTTCAAATCACCAACTTTTTCGTCGAGGTTTTGATACTGGACCTGAAGGACAGCAATCTCTGTGTCGGGTTGTTTCTGAACAGAGAGTGCCATTTATTATGCGCCGTTAATCGTAACGATTGGGTTCGGCTGACCATTGTCTACGTTCGCAACAGCGGCTGTGTTGAATGTAGCAATGATATCAGGATTGACGTTAGCCAATACAGCAAGACCTGTACCTGAACCGGTACCTGTTGCAGTGAATGTAACGCCTGTCATGTTAGACATAGCACCAACTGAAGTCCAGTTTGTTGTACCTGTACTATAGATAGTGTATACTGTACCTGCTGATAGTGAACCTGCCGCAACAGTTGCTGGGAACACTTCACTGTTGTAGTCATTAATACTTGAAACAAACTGTGTGCCTGAAGCCGCATTAGTTCCAATGATAGACATTGTGTTTGGAGTCAACGCTGTATTGGCAACGTTAGCAGTGAAACATTGTGCTGTTAGACCAGTTGTTGCACCTGTTACTAAGTACTTTGTCTTGCCCTTTTGACGAACAATGAAGCCTGCTTCTGGAGTTGCGTAGATGAATGCAGAACCTGATGCCGCCACCTCCGCATTTGCAACTAGTTCAACTACATCTTGTTGAGCGTCTGGAGTACCAGTAGCATTAGACAAGTCAACTTCTGCACCACCCAATGTTGTTGAAACAGTGAATGCAGATGCGTTAGCAATTGCTTTAACAAAATAAATTTGACCAGAGACTAAGCCGCCCAAATTAGCAGTAAATCTTACTGTACCGTTAGCAAGCAATGTTTGAGCATTACCTGAAGTACCAATGATGTTACCTGTATTTTGTGTGTTAGCAACAGCAACAGTTGTTAAACCTGGAACTGTATTTGCAAAACCTAGAGTAGTATAATCAGTTGTTGTACCATTAATGTTTGCACTTGCAACTTGAATTACAGAACCTACACTTAGTGCGTTTGCCAAATCAGTACCAATACCAGTTACATACGCGGTATCAGTAGCAGAATACAATGTACCTGTACCATTTTGACCAATTGCTACGTTAGCAAGAACTTGACTACCGTAGATTGCAGTGTTACCACCGACAACACCATATGTGTTAGCGTTAGTTGCTGGGTAGCCTACGCCACCGAGTGGGTTGTTAAAGTATGCATCAACTACACCAACTGACAACGCTGATGCTGTTGTACCAGTTGTCAATGTAACTGGTGTATATGTTGGGTTAGCATTTAGTGGAGTTGCAGAAACAGTGAATGTTGATGCACCAGTGACTGCTAGAATATAGAATGTTGTACCAGCAATTAAGTTTGTACCAGTTGTAACGCTAGGTATAAAAGGCATACCAGCAATAACACCTAAT